TAGCCTGCTTAGACTTAGGGTCTATGAGTCTCCAGTTCTCATCATTCTTTACACGCTTGAGAAAGGCATCACTAATGTTAACACCATTGTGTAGATTAAGACATTTACGATTAAGATCTCCACCAGTGGTCTTTCGCATAGCAATGAATTCTTCAATCTCTGGGTGACTGATGTCCATATACGCTGCATAGCTACCTCTCCTAGTAACGCCTTGATTAAAGGCTAACATCTGACTGTCTACTACGTGCATGAATGGGATGCTACCAGTAGACTGACTACCGTTAGCAGTAGAAACCCCGTTACTTCTAACATCACCCCAATATCCACCCAAGCCTCCACCTCCACTAGCCAGCCATATGTTCTCATCGTAGTGTGCAGAAAGACCGCCACGCGAATCAGGAACATAATTGAGAAAGCAGCTAATAGGTAAACCACGGCTGGTTCCCCCGTTGCTAAGTATAGGAGTGCTAAAACCAAACCAGCCCTTGCTAGAGTACTCGTAAAGTCGCTGTGCAAGATCGTAGTCAGTATAGCCCTGATACGTTGCACCATAGACTGAGGCTCTTGCGAATGCTTCTTGTGCATGAGTTTCATCCTCCCATAAGTATCTATCTTTTAATGTTTCAGTAGAGAAAGTATTAAGATCATCTTCCCTAGAGTAATCAATCTCTATTCCTAAGTAGTCCTGCTTACCTACCTTACTTGTCATTATTTGTTCCTCATAATTTACTTTGTTCATTTTATGAAACATTTTAGACCTGTTTATCTGCTTCTATGATAGCTAACAGCTTGTTCTCATACCACTGTGACTTCTGTAAGTCCTGTACTGCTCTACCTTTGTGTCTCATCCTCCATCTGTACTTGAAGGAGTTACCACGCAGGTAGCCTATAAATTCTTCCTTTGAAAGCATAGCTTCCATAGCGTCTATACACTCTATGTTGCCAGTATTGTAGTGTACGGGGTTGTTTACAGTGTCATAAGTTTTCTTCATAGCTTCTTCAGCAAACCTAGGGTGTTCATTTACAGCATCATCTTTCTGTATCCTACCTTTAACATACCGTAGGCTGTTCCATTCCTCCGGTGTAGCATCATCAATCGTCTTCATCGTCTTCACTCCAATCGTCCCATTCCAGGCTACCTAGTTCTTCCTCAAACAAAGCTAACCTGTTAATAAATTTATCTTCAAACCTGTCTACTATCTGCTCTGCTGTAACATCCAGCAAAGTTAACAAGTCATCTATGTCGTACCGTGTTAGTACACGTTCTTTTATTTCATCCATTGTCAATGACATGATCTGCATACTCATCTAGTGTGTAAAAATCAAATCCTTCCTTAGCGCACCACTGTCCCATAGTTATCTTAGAACCTTTCCTAACTTTCTTGTTAGGGTCAGACAGTACAAATACTAACTTAGTAGGTGCTATCATGTCACGGATAGCAGTGTACTTTTGTGTATCCCCTGCTCTAAAGAACCCTTTAGTTTCTATGACATCCCCAGTCTTCTTGTCCACAAAGTCAGGCTTGTACTTCCTATGTGTAACATAAGGTATGTCATATGGCTCATACAGGAACCTACCCTTAGGCATCAACTGAGCAAACTTCTTCTCAAGTCCAGATCTATAGACAGGCTTAGAGGATCTCTTGGACTTTAGGCTCATTGACAACCTCCGTTAAGTATCTAGGGCCATAGCTGTAAGCAAAGGCTCTTAGGTTAGGGTAACAGGCGTGCTTAAAGTGACAGTAAGAGCAGCCTGTAGCAAGCTTCATGTTGCCTGACTTACCGTCTGGGACAGTCTCATAGCATAGCTCCGGTGGTTCTTTCTGTGCCACCATCTCTTTGATATGTATAATCCTATCTTCAATGTCTTTACCTAAGACTTCATAGACAGGTGCTTGCTTGTCCTCTAGGTCGTACTTCAAGAATGTCAAGTGACCATTGGCTTTATCCATAGCAAGCCAACCTACCTCAGTCTCACCTTCAGACCTAGCGTATCCTTTGATCTGGTCTATGTAACCAAAGGGATCATCAAAGGCTAGGGTAGCGTCCTTAAACTTCTTAAAGCCATAGGTACTTGCAGACTTAACATCAGTTACAATGCCATCTATCTTGCAGTCCATGCTTCCTCTAATGCCTTGTACTTCAGCTTCAGCTTGCTCATGCGTAACTGTATGACCAGCTAGACGTACAAACAGTAGCAGCATTTCCTCAATCAAATGTCCATACATGAACTTGACTAAGGTATGAGGCTGCATCTTCTCCTTTGGCCCTACGTTGTTGTAGTGGTTCCATAGGTATCTATCAGTCTTACCTATGTTGGACATACGCAGCTTCCTACCGTCAAAGCTACCACGCTGAGTAAACTCTTTACGCATTAAGGCTTTGCAGGCTTCACCAAAGTCATCAATGATTTGCTCTGCGTCTACAGATCTATCAGGAGACTTGTACTGAACAAGCTTGTATATGTCATCTACCAAAGTGTTAGTTGTTTTCATTAAAATGTCCGTCCAATATGTCTTTAGCTACGTTAGCACCTACTACAAACCATTCATTCTTACTGGCATGAGTTTCCCGTAACAGGTTATGTGCTTCTGTTTCAGCCTGTCTTCTATCTGGTACATCATAGGAGGCTACTAAGATGTAGTCTCTGTAAGGTGTACCTGTTTGAAAGCTACTGAGCCTGTCCCTTGCGTCCACTGCCATTCCTATCTTACACCAGCTAGGGTAAGCAGGGCTGTACAGTATGTACACCTGACCTTCCTTAGCTGCACTGTAGTTCTTTAAGGACTCAAATGCTGCGTGCTCAAAGGACTTGTACCTTCCAGGTTTATGTAATGGATGTGTGGTAGGGATATATTTACCTTCAACATACATTTGATTTGCATTGTATATTGGATTAGATATTACATTTCTTTTTTTAATACAAGATCTGCATATATAAAATTTTTTATTGACGTTCCCTAAAGTCCAATTAGTTCCGCTCTTTAGCTCTACTGAGCATTTTATACAATTCCTAGTGTGTGTCTGCCCAGCTTTCTCCAACCTTGTATTCTCCCGTAAGGGGACAATTGAGGCTGTAAAAAGATCCTGCTGCTTCAAGGCAGGAGACTGCAAGTCTTCCGTAGCTGTCTTCCTGTCCTGCTCTAACTTCTGCTTGTACTTCATCATGTATATTCCCCACAAAGTAGTAATCTAACGAATGTAGTCTACCATATTCTTCAAGTAATTGTAATGCTTTTTTCATAACAATCGCACCCGCACTCTGTAGCAAAGTGTTCAGTGCTGAGTGTTCTGATCTAATATGTAGCACTCTACCGTCTAGTCCTTTGATGACTCCGCTTGCTGCTTCTCTAGCAATGCTGTCTTTAAGATTTGCAAATGCTGGGAGATTAGACATAAATCTTTGTTTAAGTTGTCCACCAAGTTTTGCGCTTCCTCCTGCCACGCTTCCAAGCTTCGCATCTCCTGCTCCGTACAGTAGACTGTAGATGAAAGTTTTAGCTTGATCCCTTGATTCAAGTCCTGCAAGTCCTTGGTTGGCTGTGTGAATATCTCCGTTAAGGATTTCATTAGTATACTCCTGATCATTCATGTAATGAGCTAGCATTCTTAGCTCTAGTCCACTGGCATCAAAGCCTACTAGCTTGTAGCCATCTCTAGCAATAAAGCACTGCCTACACTGCTTACCGTAGGGTGAGTAGCTGGCAGGTACTTGTGCAAGGTTAGGTTTACTATGCGTCATACGGTTAGTTACAGCACCTAGGGTGTTCACATAGCCGTGTATCCTGTCTGTGTCATCATTGGCAGCTTCTACCCAAGACTGCACCTGAGCTACTCTTTTCTGCAACATAAGGTACTTGGCTATTAGCTGTGCTTCCGGTATGTCCTTCACAGCAAACAGTATTGACTCATCAACTATAGGCTGATCAGTGGGTGTAAACTTCTCAGGCTTCCATCCAAAGTCCTGTAGGTATTCACCTATCTGTTTCCTAGAGCCTAGATTGAAAGGCTTTAGAACCCTACGCATAAAAGGTTCCATGCAGCCTGACTCTATGACCTTAGTAAACTCATCGTCAGTCAACCCTACCTTGGATAAACTACCGTCCTTCTTCAGCTTAGGTGTGACCTCCTTTACATCCACCCACTTAGGCTTAAAGTTTTGGTGTACAGCCCACTCAAGTTTCATCTTGGTTTCCTTTAGGTCAGCCAGTAGATCCATAGAATGTCTCAAGTCCAACAACCAACCATTCTTAGTCTGCTTCTGGATGATATGCTGTACATCATGCTCTAAGTCTATGGACTCCTTGCTAAACTTCCTAAGCTCTAGCTTTAGCTTGTCATAGGCTTTAGCTGTTACCTTCACATCCTGAATACAGTACTTAACCATCTCAGGTGTCAGGCAAGACCAATCACTGTAGTCACCTTTAGGGAAGTTAAGTATCTCACCCCAATTGGACAGCCTATGGCCTCCTTCACGGCTAGGATTAGATAACCTAGACATAACCAAGGTGTCCTCAATCCTAGATTTGTCCACATGGATATTCCATAGCTTCCACAGTACAGGCATATCAAAGCCAATTAGGTTATGACCTACTACCTTGAACTTACCTGCTAATGCTTGTGTAAGGCTCTCAGGGGTGTAGTGTTCCTGTACTACTCCATCCTGCATGGTCACTGCTACCCAGATTGTGTCAGGGTCTAAGCCATTGGTTTCTATGTCTAAGAACATTGGTTTACTAGAATCCATTCTCAGCCTCCTTAGGTTTACTAACCTCAGTCATCCTAGAAGTAAACTTATCGTACTTCAGATAGCAGCACTCACCAGTGATGCCTGAGTACCTGTTCTTCAGTACTCTGAGTGTGGTGGTGTTGCGTAGATCTTCATTGGGTTCCTGTTGGTTACGTTCCAAGCCAATTACCATGTCCGATAACTGAGCTATGGACTGTGAACCTCTAAGGTGATTCAAGCTAATCTGTCCACCGTCCTCATGTGCTTTACCGTCCGCACGTTTAAGGTGTGAGACTAAGAATAAACCAATGCCTAACTCCTGAACCAGTGATCTAAGGTTAGTCATAATCAGGTCAATTGCTTTACGTTCATCATTACCTTCTTGACCTGAAACCACTATGCTCA